CGGTAAAGGCGGGAGCCAGCTTCTGAAGGGTGGAGAGACGAGCGGCGACCAGTTGGTCGAGCTCGGCTGTGTCGATACGAGCAGAGCCGGATTCGAGCTCGGTGATGCGCTCTTCGAGAGCATCAGCACGGCCTTCGGCGGCTTCCTTCTCGTAGGCGATGGAGTCGAAGTCTGCGTTGAGGGAATCGAGCTTGGAAGAAAGCTCGTCACGCTCGGTGGTCACAGCTTTGAGTTGGCGCTCCATGTCCCGTGCGAAGGACTGGACCGCCGTTGCTGCTTCCGCGGGCAGATCGATCTCCAGGCCGTCAAGTTTGACGGTGGCCATAACGGGAGATGCAGGTTGACTGGGCTGGAGCGCCGACCCATAGGTGTGGGTCAGTTCCTGGTCGTAGGCCACAGCGTCAGCTGCGTCCATACGGTCGAGGAGCAGTCGTACCTCCGGGCCAGCCCGGCCACGGGGCACGATGGCGATGTGATTCACCCGGATGTTGCGCTGGATGCCGGAGTACTCCTCGCCCTCGGGGGTGAGCCCTGGGGTGGGGTCGAAATCGACCTTGTAGCCGGCAGACACCTCGGTGGCGTCCTTGCGCTTGATCTTCTCGATGGCGTCCGCGTCGGTGACGACGAGGGCGACTTCCACGAAACCGTCGTTGTAACGGACCTGACTACCGGAGTAGCCGACCTGATACGTCTTGGTGTTAGAAGAGTCGAGCAGAACGGGTGGATGCCCCCATGTCGCGGGTTTCATCCCGAACGTGGAAAGCGAATCGGGATCACTGACCTCCTCGGGGGGCCTGTATTCCCGGACTTGGGAGCCATCAGCACGCCGGTAGAGCTGGGTGCCCGTACGTGCAGCACGACACCAGACGCGGAGGTAACCCTCCTCGGTGGTTTCGCTACCCGTGATGGGGGCGAAGTCGTACCTGGATACTGATGTTTCCATGCGCACAGATTACGCCTTTTGAGGAGTCGCGATAGCCTTAAACGCAAAGCGGATAAAGGGGAGTGGCAATCCACCGGCAATTGACTATGTGCCGCAGGATGCGCGCCTTACGGGAGTACACCGGTCACACCCAGGCCGAGGTGGCGGAACGACTGGGGATCAGTCAGGCGGCGTACTCGAGACTGGAAAAGGGTGAAGTAGAGATATCGCTTTCTAAGTTAATAGTATTAAGCGAGATCTACTCAGTACCGTTGCACGAGATGCTGCAGGGCGTCTAGGCGTTGTAGACCTCGGTGTGCCAGACCACGGCGCCCTCGGAGATCAGACGGCGGCGGATGGTGTTGGCTTCGTGGACGGGGCAGAGCAGGGACTGAGCACCGGCTGAGTTCCAGTACCAGAGGCGGGTGAAGGCGTGTTCGGGCGGCTTGGCCGGTTTCACGTCGGTGTCCTGCACTCAGGCTCGGGTAACTGAGCTCATTGTGCGGACTTAGCGGCGGCTGGTCTTACCCGAGCACTTCCACTTAGCCCGGGAGAGGCAAAGCGGGGTGTTGCGTTGGGCTCCGGAGCAGTCGTAGCCCTCGGACTTCATGTCGCCGAAGCTGCGGGCGCAGTAGCGGTCACCTTTGGGGGTGCCAGGGGCGATGCGGTAGCCCTTGGCGCCGTAGCGGACCTTGTTGGGTCGGCCGGTCTCGGGGTTGGTGACGGTCTTCGTGTACTTCTTGCCGTCCTCGGTGTCCTTCTGGGTACGAGGTTTGGCCAGTCCAGAGGAAGCGGGGACACAGTTGGGTACTTCGCGCTTGCCCTGGCGCTTCATTCCGGCTTGGACGTAGCCCTCCCAGCAAGCATCACGACGCGTGGGTGGTTGAAGCTGAACTGGGGCGTAATGCTGGATGTAGGCGTCACGCCGCCCGAAACCCTCGATACGGCGTCGACTCGGCTGGCCGGTCCGTGGGTCGAGCGGTAGGCGGACACGCTCGGGGGTCAAGTTGCTCTGAGGGAGTTGGGCTTGAATCCCACTCGGCAGGCGCTTCTGATCAGGTCTGCGATAGCCGGGCTCGTAACGGCGGCGGGCGGCCTCGGTACGGAGGCGGAGCTCGCGAAGGGTGGTCTTGGTGGCCATACCCGCGGCTTCACCAGCACTCGCCATGGTGTTGCCGATTTGGCCCAGGCGTCGAATCTCCTCTCGGGCGGTCTGAGCGATGGCGCCCTCGGCCTGTCGGACCGCGGTGGCGGTGTTCTCCCGCATGCGCTGGGTCTTGGACTTGCGCGGGGGTGCGGCGGCGAGGAGACCGCGAGGCGTCAAACCCGGAAGGCGTGGAGGACCGGAGGGGGGCATACCGCCCCCGCTGGAACCAGCGCTGCCCCTACGCCGAGACAGCGCAATAGCGCCTGCCCCGAGGGCGGCCACACCCAGACCAGCGGCGATGGCCTTACGCGTCGGGAAGGATCCCCGTTGGCGGCAGGTTTTTCCCGCCGCGATGTGGCTCTGTCCGCACGGGCGGCCCTGGGCATCAATACGTAGAGAGCGTGGCGTTAGTGTCATGGCTTAAAACCTTTTGCCCAGATGCCGGATAAATCTGGGTCTCCCTTGTACGGGGTGATGGATTTTGGCTGCTTCAACTTTGTCCATGCAGCAGACACATCGGGATTTGGGTCTGTGTAACTGTTGCCCCCGTAAGGCACCTTTGTCGTGAACGCAGCTTGGACTTTGGCCTCGGATGAACCAGGACGAGGACGATACGTTGTTTGTTTGCTCTGCGTGGGGCGCTGTGGGGGCTGGTCCCCAAAACCTCGCATAAAGTCCGAAGGTATGTTCTGTCTGTTTGCGCGCGCAACAGCGCTTTGTTGCTGTTCCATATTTCGTACCCGCAAGCGCTGGCGCGCTTGAAGGGCCATCTCCCACGCATAGTTAGAACGCTCTTGCTTGATAGCGTTTACTGCCCAGTTACCTAGTAGTGCCGCGCCTGTGATTCCTCCTGCGACAGCAACTGCGTTCACCCGTTGTTGAGACTTCGCACTTTTCGCTTTGGCATTGACTGACCTAGTGCTACGACCTTTGTGGCACTTTTCACCCTCGGAGATAGCACCTCCACCGCATTTGAGGTCGCGTCTGAGCGTGCTCGGGGTAAGGGCCATGACTCAGAGTGCGAGTTGATCGAAGTCAGGAGAGAAACCCGAGGCGTAGACCGAGTCGCGGCGGCCTGACAGTGGACGGTCGTAGGCGCTCGAGGCCCAGCCGGTTCCGTGAGGAGTGGACCGCATACCCGCCGTCCGCATCCGGGCGCCTTGGTATGCACGGCGTGCGTTGCGGCCAATACCCGCTGTTCCCCCGGCGCGCTTGAAGCCGGCGTATGCACCAATGGCAGCTTCCTGGCCCACGCCGATGGCAACCTGGCGGCCGGCACTCTTCAGGAACTCCTTCGAGAGTTCTTTTTTGCCCATACGACCGGCCTTGCTCGCAGCTGCCACCTGAGTCGCAGCGGCGCCGAGCTGCATGTTTCGGTAGCCACGGCTCACTTCACCGAGATTGCCTCTCACGGCACCCTGATATGTCTGCAGCGCTCCAAATCCCACTGCTGCTCCTGCACCAAACCGAGCGGCAAGTTCGCCAGCGACCTTAATCTTGTTGCCAATACCTTTGGTAGACCCTTTTGCCTTGTTGAAGTTATGGGCTGCAACTGGGTCACGCATCAGAGTACTAAACTCTTTTTTGCCAGCAGCTTTAGGGTCGACCTTCTGCGCAGCACCAACGTGACACTTCTCGCCCTCGGAGATGGAACCGTTACCGCACTTGAGGTCGGCGCGGACAGTTGAAGGAGTGAGGTTCATGGCGGTGTCGAGGCGGGAACGGATGTAGGCACGGCTGCGGCCTTGGATGCCGAGGTCGCAAGCAGCGAGATACTCCTGGGGGGTCAGCGCGTCGTTGCGATCCATCTTCTTGGCGTAGCTGCCGCAGTTGCCGTCGCAGGAGGCTTTGCCTTTGCGTGCTCCGCAGCTGCAGCCTTCACCATCCATGGGGGCTTTGGTGTTTTTGGCGCCTTTGGCACTGCGCTTGCGATTGGTCTTGCTCGCGGGGGCGTCGTCGGGCTCGGCGCCTTCGCGCATCTCCTCCTGCGCGGTTTCAGCCATCTCGTGCTTCTTGCCCTCGCCTGGCTCCATTTCCATGGACTTGGACTTCATGGACATGCTGGGCTTGGCCATAGCAAGGGTGGCCGAGATGGCGTAGTCGGATAGGCCAGATTACCGCTGATGCAGCTTTCTTACGGTGACGGGTAGTGGAATACCTCCCGTGGACATCGGAAAGTTCCTAGGACATGAAGTTGAGCAAGCTGCTGGCCCTATTACACAGCGTGTTGACACAGTAATTAAGCGTCTTGATGACATTCAGGCTCAGCTTGAGGAGTTGAATCGTCGTCTGGATGCCTTAGGTCCGCTGTTTCGCTTCTTCGCCCGCTTCACCCGGCGCTGAGGGGGACGGGAGCGAACTGCTCGAAGACGGCAGCACGGTTGAGGCTCGCGAGCTCGGTGGTGCCGGTGCGCTGGAGGGCGGCTGCCACCTCTTGCTTATGCAGATCGCGCATAGCTGCGTAATCGGGGTCCATCTGGGCGATCTCAGGGTCCCAGGGGGCGACGTAGCAGCGGCATCGAGGGTGGAGTGGCACCTTGATTTCGCTGCGTCTGTAGAGCTCCCCGGCCCGAGGGGCGCAGACGGGGCAGGCTCGGTCATCAGCAGTCGCGTAGTACATGACGACGTCGATGCCCTGGGCTGCGTAGTACGTGTTGGACGCGCTGTTGTAAGCACGTAAGGACTCCGTGCGCACGATCACGTCGGCACGGGACTTCACTACACCCAAGCGAAGGCGCATGTCCTGCACCATGGCGTCGGTGGGACGGCCTTCAGCGATCCCCTGGGCGACAGTGGCTGCAGCGGTCTCGGCAAACTTCTCGCCGTGGCGGCGGAGATAGCCCTTGGCTTGATTGGCGGCAGCCACCGTGGCCTCCAAGGGAATGGAGACATCGATGCGCGGCGTGTCGGGGCGCATCTGGGTGGTCAACTTCTGGCTGACGTCCAAGCCGAGACCAGAGGCGTCACGCACGAGATTCCGGAATAACCGGTCGTACGCGTCCACCTTGTCGGGACGAACGGCCGGGATCAGTTGCCGGAACTCCTGCAGCAAAGCGAGGTTGCGCTGGGTCGGATCGGAGTAGCCGGCCTTCATGTGGATCCGCGTCCGACGGACCAGGCGGTTGAAGGCCTGGTCGAGGACACGGTTCAGAAGACGCAGGGTGCCGTCCTCGGTGGTGCGGAGGGTGCGGTTGTACTGCTCAACTACGTCCACGTTCCATCTCCACCAGGGAGCGCTGGATGAGGAGGTAGTCCGTCATGGCTTGTGCCCGCACCGCGGGGCCGTAGGTCTTAATGCGGGACCAAAGCTCGTCAGGGCTGATCAAGCCACCGCCGGCACGCTCCGCATCAAGACGGGAACCCTCGAAGTACTGGGAGTATTGCTTGGCGAGGTCTTTGCCTGCCGGAGAGCTGAACTCGCGTTGGCCTTGAAGGAAGGTGACGAACTCGGTTGCGGTGTAGCTACGGCCTTGAGCGCGACCTTGATAGATGGCTTCGCGCCCTTCTCGACGCTGTCCACGGGAGACGCCGAGGTCAACTACGGCGCGTGTGGCGCGACGGAAACGCTGGAGCTGTTCGGACTCGGGGACGCCGTAAGCGATGCCGTTAGCTAGGGCTTCACAGTTGTCCCGGGTCAGGGAGAACCTGTAGTCTGTACCGGCGATGCGGATCGCGCGTTTTACAACTTCTTCGTTAGTGAAGGGAGCACCCGTCCTGGCTTTGAACTTGGGATCGGGAGCCTTGATCAAAGGTGTCATCAAGGCCTGTGAGGTTTTCAACCCAGGCTTAGTGGCGCCGATCTCGGCAACGTCTGTCCAGCTGAAGCGGGACTTGTTCGTGTTGGCGATGACGGCCCGAACTATGCCGTCTTTACCTTCTCCTAGATAGATGCCGAAGTGCGCAGCTGGGTCTTTTTCATTGCGGAAATAGACCACGTCGCCCGGTTTGAGGCCGGATTTCTTGGTGTAGTAGTAGCCCATGGCTTCGCTGGCACTTTTGGTGCCGGCTTCTTGCTTCATGGATTTGACTAGGTCTTTGATGCCCGGGCTCGGAGTGAGTGGGGACTTCGTCGGATCGCTCAGGGTCTTGAGGTTGTAAGCAACGGTGCCAGCAACAGCCAGGGCGACTGCGCCTCCGGCGACAGCAGCGACGGTTGCGGCCTTGCGCTTCTGGTCGTTCTCGGAAGTTGCGGCACCTCGTCCCTTCTGGCATTCATGCGCCTTGGGGATGTGGGAGGCGCCACAGGGCTTTCCCAAGCGGCTGCTCTCCTTGAAGTCGGCGCGGGCTGCGAGGTAGGTGGCAGTGCGGACGAGCTCGGGGGAGAAGTCGTCCTCATCGCCGCGGCGGCGTTTGACTTCGCGGCGTGCGGCTTGGAGCGTCATGCCCGGGTTTTCGCGCATCAGGGCGTAGACCGCTTCACCCTCGCTCATGGGGCGAGTTCGCGCGGTTACGGCTGTTTTTGCTGGTACGGCCCTCGTAAAGCCTTCCCGTTCAAGGATTTGGAACGCTTCCCCCTTGTTGACTGTGCGTCCTTCCAACTCGGAGGCTGCCGCTACAGCGAGGCGGTCGGTAACGGCATACATCCGCCGGGGACCCGTGCCAGTTACCTCGGAGTGGTAGTCCCGCAGGACAAGCTCGGCATGCGCTGCGCCTTGGACTCGTTGGCCAGGACGTGTCAGTCCCAGTAGGTACTGGGAGCGGGCCATGGTCCCGTTGAGCATTGTCTCTTCTGCCCCCGTCTGACGCAGAGCCTTTGTCATGCGGCCGCTTTGCGTCACATTGGAAATGACGGAT